TTTCCATTTTAACTATGTAATCGATACAGTCAGAAACCATTACAACCATTGCTGAGATTCGCCGGTCATAATGATTATCTAAAATTGAATCTTTTTTTGGTTTGTCTTCTAAACGCCAAGCATTTAACAAATCTAATCTTGCAATCATATATTTGTTTAAATGTTCTGTTAATTCAACGCTTTCTAATAACGTAACTTTCTTATCTATTGTGAAATCCATTATTTTGCTCCAATCAGTTGGCAAGTGTGGCAGACCACGGTGGAAAACTTCCAACTACCACACTTATCACATCTGCATATATCCGAGTCTGGTATATGCAAAGCTTCGGCTATGTTTTTAACGCCTACAGTGCCACAATCCATACACTGATAAGCCTTAAAACCATCTGGCGTATCAAGCTGATCGAGCCATAGGAACTCGGTATTTCGCTTGCAGCCATTACATTTAAATTGTGGGTGCATTATGATAATATCCCTATTGCCTGCAATGGCATTGAGTACATACCAAATGTTTACCATCGTGTATAAGTCTGTCGTCATTACAGCTCATACATTTATCTACTGTTGGCTCTATGGTTACTTTGTCGTTTTCCATTCGTGCAAGGTAACCTGAGCCATCAATAATCTCTACGTATCCCATTATTCGCCCCCCTTCTCACTTGAAAAGAACCAACTGCCTTGTGCATCTTGTTTAGCCCAGACTGCGTGTTCTTTAACTTGGCCAAGACATACATAACCGTAATATGGCTTGTTTGTCGCTTTGGTAACACCAGTGCGTAGTACGTGGCCTTTATCGCAACATACTGTTGGTGGCTTTGGTGCTACTGGTGCTTTAAACTCTGGTGTATTCCAATGTGTTGGATCTTCTAATTTGTTTTCGACTGCAAATACCGCTCCAGTTCCAGCATTAGCAACGCGTTGCATTTCTGTGCGGCTAGGCCTTGCACCCTTTTTCGAATAGATGTAATTAGCCAGAGCCCTACCGATTGCGGAACTCTCTGCAAGTTCGCAAGCAAACTTATTAAAGCTCGATCCAGTGCGGATCTCGGATGCCCAGCCAGTCGCAACTGGCACTGTATCAGCCGTAGTTCGATAGAGACGAGCCACAAACACAAACTCATCTGCACCACCATTAGGGCGATTGATAAGTTCTGTTTGAATAGACCCATCTTCATTATCTTTCCACCATTTCTCTAATCGTTCTTCAACGGTTTCGTAATCATCTAAATTAAATGCCATCTACCCACGCTCCCTCGTCCTGCATTGCATCGGTTATCGTTTTAGCAATAGCGATGTATCCGAGCGCATCGGTGTAATTGTCCAGCACTCGTGAATCCTGAGTTTGTCTGCTGATTTTGACCAATGCCATACAGATTGCAACTTCATTCGGTTGAATTGGATACCCCAGGTAAGCTGACCAGAGCTCGGCAATTCGTTTATGGTTTTGGATTGGGTGGCCGTAAGCAGCACCTCTAGCGTTCAATGTCTCGGTAACATTGGCAAATAACTTCTCAGTTGTAGTGGTCATAATCAAACACCTCGTCTGATTTCTTTTGAATGTTGGTCATTCTTCGGTGCGAATCCCACCCCGCCTGACGGCCTTTCCAATAACCCGACTGGAATGCTGATTCTTTGATTTGTAGAATGATCCAGGTAATAGCTCCTGTTATTACCATTCCCCACATCCACATATAACCAAAGTCTTTTAAATCGTTATACATTTGTAGCCCTTCTATGCTCACGATCTGTGGCATAGCAGTAGTGTGCCATCTGTGTACGACTTTGTGGATTATTTAGTGAGTTTTTTGTATAACGATTAGATAACGTTATCCGTAGTACTTGCCGAGTGCTGTAAATGAGCCGTCCTTATTCACTGGCACTAACGTGGGTGTTAGTGTCTTGCCTACGGCTTCAAGTATAGCAAACCCCATCTGCCAATTCGCGGCAGAATAGCGCAAATAAGAGGCTTTCTTGCGATCCATTAGATTACCTACCTCAACCCCATATAAAGGCCTGTAATGGCTTCCTAGGGCTTCTGAATAGGCACTCATACCTAGTCTATGGCTGTGGCCAGAGATGACCGATTTGCCCCATTTTTTAGCCAGATTAAGAGCTGTGATTCCAGCGTGCTGGCTCATATTGCCCTCATCACCGTGGGCTAACACCCAGCCAGGATGGAACACATAAGCTGTTTTGTGGTACTCCATACCCATTTCAGCAAACCCCATAAACTTTGGGTATTGCAACTCTGGCAATGAGATCAAGCCAGGTACTTTTAATAATGTGTTGTATAGGCGATCGCTGTGGTTGCTACGGATAATGTGCATCTCACGGCTATATTCACCTAGATCCCAGAGGATCTCCTTGCATAGCTCACGATCCTGATGAATGGTCTGCTCATAAGCCAAAGGTGTTTTCTCACTCCAACGGCTAATGGTTTGAAAATCAATTTCATCCCCGACCACCAATACAGAATCAAACTTCTCCTTGCGTGCTAATTTGATTACATTCTTTACAGCTGCCTCGTGATGATAAGGCACTTGTAGGTCTGATATTACTAGCCAACGCTTAATCGTCGTCCTCATCTGGAGTAGGGATACGTGGGATAATGCCCTTGTCGCCTACTACCCAATCAGGCATAGACTCTGGGCTATCCATTAGATACAGCGCAACAGACTCGCTAAAGCCAGCCTTGCGTGCAGCTTTATACATTTCGTGCTTGGCAATATAAAACACTTCTAGCTTAGATAAAGGCTCTGGAGTTTTGCGGACTCTGCGCCTGTTTATTTTCTTACGCTTGCGTGTAGTAGCCATAATAAAATTATCGCTTACTAATTAAAACAAAGAGATCATCGACACGCTGTTCAAGTCGAGTTAATTGATCCTTCATACTTGTGCCAGAGTTCGGTTTTAACTCAGCAAGGTATTGTCTAATAACCCAACGTAGAGCCAGTAATCCAGTGCTTGTTAAAGTAGTTGCGCCAACGGCTACAGCTACCCAGTCGTTTATGCTCACTTCTTTGGAGTTGCATATCCAAATACACCTGCAAGTACAGCCCATAGAATAGAGCGGTAGTCAGCTGCAAAATTGGATGCTGCCCAAGCTGATAAGAACGCACCGATAGTTAGTACGTATGGATTCTTTATGTTCATATTTTGCCCCCTAGTAGTGGTATATCAAACGGCCTGCCATCTTTGTCGCCTGCCTTTGTAAAACTAATGTGTATGTGTTTTGTGTGTTTGTTATAGCCCTTGTATGTACGCCATCTGTAGCCCAGGATCTTGCTTGCTATCTTGCCATTATGGATTACATAAGATATGCGTTTATCGGTTTTTGCGCATTCTCTGATTTGGTCAGCCAGATAAACTGAGAGCCCCTCGGATGAATCCAGCCTAGAATCAATATCAATGGCTCGCACGCACCCTGTGTCGTCTGGGTTATGATCAGATTTTCTGGAACTGTGACGAGCATCACCCACCCACCCATCACTGGTAGTCCTGCGATCTGGATACCAGGTAGTAACGGCATCTCTAAGCTCGACTCCTGCTGCGCATAACCACGGCTTCATTAGCTTAGGAGTAGTTTTGCTTCGTCTTCGGTAATGCCAAGTCTGTCTAGCAACGCAGCCTTAGCCTGAGCCTTTGCTGCTGCTTCTGCTTCTGCTGCCTTGCGTTGATCCTCAGCTGCTAAGCGTGCTGTCTCTAGGTCAGCAATCTCCTCAGCCGTTAATTCAACTACAGTGGTTTCACCTGTTGAACAATCTACGATTACTTTGGTTGGCATTTTTTCTCCTTTGTTAAGCGTTTGATATTCCGTATAGATAAAATGATGAATCTGCAACCCAACTGCCTGATGCGTTTGTTAAAACTAATGTACTAATAGCACCGTTGTCTCGCCATAAATACGCGGCAGCATCTATTGAGTTTGTAGTTGCAGCATTTATTTCAGTAACTCCAAAATAAGAAAAAGGTTTGCTTTGAGATACTGTGTAAGATGGAATATATAACTCTAAAGATGAAAATGTATTAGATGTGCTAGTTGCGGCGTTAATTGCACCATCTCTAACAATCGTTCCATTTGATAATCTTGATGAAGTTGCAGAAGTACCTGAACCATACATTATAGTGTCTGAATAAATCGTGGTTGATAGACCATTTATAGTCATACGCCATTCATCAGTAGTGTTTGCTCTGTTACCGCGACCACTTATTCTCAACACTAAATCCGTATAGGTAGCAGGTATTGCCGAAAAGGTTACGCTGGCTGTGGTTGTTGTTAAAACATTTGAACTGATTAAAGTATATGTGGCTGGCATTTTAGGCTTTCAGTATTCCGTAGAGGGTGGCGGTGGTGCCTGTATTTAGATTTCCAGTTGCTACATAAACTGATATAGAAGTAATTGCAGAAGTTGAACGCCATAAATTAACTTGATTTGCAATAAATCCAGTACCATTTCTATCGCCAGAGTTTGTTAATAATGCGGTTTTAAATGTACTCCCAGCATATGAAAATATATCAAAAGTGTATAAAGTTGGGATTGTTGTACTGTTTCCAGAAGTAGCAGAATCCAAATTGATAAAACTAGAATTGGCTGTTCTAGCAGAACCAGCACCACCACCATCACCTACTAAATAGGTGTGAGAATAATTTGTTCCTGTATCGCTGTTAAATCTAATTCTTAAGGCTTGTCCAGCGCTTGATACAGTAGATGTAATTATTAAACGCAAATCTGTATAACTTGAACCTATAGAAGTAAAATCTATTGTTGGCGTTGCACTACCCAAAGTAGTTGATGCAATTTTCTCATAAGTGGCTGGCATAATTATCCTTTAATTCCGTAGAGGGAAAAGGTTGAAGTGGTTGTAAAAAATGTACCAGTTGTTATTAAATCAATAGAACTAATTGCATTTGTGCTCATAAGCAAACCCGACACTAAATAAACTCTATCAGCGGTTGTTCCAGTATTGGCATCACTTCCACTAAAACATCTAAAAGTTTTATTTTTTGTTGTAGATGCGTAATCGTGAATATCTATAATGCCAGCACTCATAACATCTGCGGTCGCTGTGCTTCGTATAACTCCAGCGTTTGAATAAGCGGCGCTTGCATTTCCAGTAGCGGTAACAACTGAACCATCACCATAAAGTTGGTGAAACGCATATGAAGTGCCTGTTATGCCATTGCAAGTTATTCTTAAGTTTGCAACAGTTGTTCCAGTTGTATCTTTTGCAATCCATCTAATTTGTAAATGTTTGTAAGTAGATGGAATTGATGAAAATGTAACAGTAGAACTTGCGCCTGTACCATTTACGGTTGCAATAGATTCATACGCGCCAGTAGCAGCCGCAACCCCACTAGACAAACTTCCTAATACTGTATTAAGCAATTCCGCCCACCACGTACCAAGTATTAGCAGCTGTCTTAATACATACTGCTGTTTTGTATTGTGCAAGGGATGGCTGTGCTGCTGTTGCGCCAGCACTCAATACCGTGGTTGTACCAGATGTAACCGCCTTAATTGTGCAAGCACCAGCACCAATGTTTAATACTGTTAAGGCTGTGCCAACTGGATAAGCCACAGATGCATCGGTAGGGATTGTAAAGTTAATAGCTGTGGCTTTGTTCATTACCACTAGTGTTTGGTAAGAATCATTTAACACAGGTGTATAGTCGGCTGTCTGTGTTGTTCCAATAGTGAATGCAACCAATGAGTTATAATTGGCTGCTGTTAATACATCACCTGTTACTGCTGGTAAACCTGTTGGCATTTCTACTCCTTAGTAAGACAATACATTTTGACCTAAGACACCGTAATCTACGTTGCCTATTATAAACCCATCTATCACTGGTTCGAGCGTTGTGAAGGTGGTTTTCCAACTATTTGGCGTAATGGCCATAGCCACACCAAAAATCTGTAAGGTTTTCTCCAGGGTCGATCCGCCAGGCTGGGTGGTGATAACCGTGATTGGATCGAAGAAATCTAGGTCAAGGGCTGCCAAGATGCCTGAATTGTAGTTAGGCGTATATAGGTCTAGGGCTATGCTGTCTACTCGGATGGTGGTCTCAGCACGGCTGGCCACATAAGCTCTGGCGTAATCCAGGGCTACGGCATCTGATTGCATTAGTAGGTCATTTTGGAAGTATGAGTGCAAGAAGTATTTATCGATTGATGCCTGATTGAAGGCAACCTGGGCAGTACCACCAACCCTAGTAATGGTGGCCTTATTGAAAATCAACACATCATTTAGTACCCAGGATGCATCCCTGTACTCGATGCCAGTGCCATCATCAGCAAAGAGTGTTGGCGTGCCACCGATAGAACTGACTGTAACATTTCTATCCTGAAATACAAACGAGCCTGCCGCATCCACATAGATTGCCCCATATTCGCTATCAGCTACGGTAAATAGGGCTTGCAAGGATGTTCTGTTAGTGCCTGGATCTGCCTGCATAGTTGTTAAGCCTGCATCTATATCACGCATAGAGGCTGGCCAGCCGATTGTGTTTAAGATTTGATTAATGCGTGTGCCCGATAGGTCTCCAGCACTTGCACCTGTAACTGTGCTGATCTGGGCGTTCTGAGCCAACCTAAAGGCATCTACAGCCTGGATGGTTGTATAGGCTACATCTTCTGCATCTTTAGGGTAAGTGGTTACGTAGCTTGTAATAAAGCCTGAAAAGATTGGATAAACCACAGAATTATACGTGGCTGTAATGGCGATCTTCTTCATAGGGGTCAGGTAGGTGTAATAAGGGCTTGCTGGGTTTTGTGGGTTGAAGTCGCCGTTCTGATCTACAATGCGTAAAGACATACTGCCTGTTTGAAATTGATCGGATAGGGCAGTGCGGCCACGCTTAGTATCTATCTTATTAATTCTGTCTGATACATCCACAATTACAGCTGCTGAATCGGCAAAGACGTTTGTGCCAAATATGCCAGAATCAAAGATCATAGCCTGGGCAAAAGAAGGGCCAGTACTAAAGTTGATAATTGCATTTACGGTAGGGATAGCCATTATGGAAGGCTTCCAGCCGCCGTAGTGCTATAGCCACTCTTTTGTGCTGACTGTATGCTCTCTGCAATTAATTGTTGGAATGCATCGCCTGTGGCTGTTGTATCGATTGTAAGTCTAACGTCTGCATAAGACATTGGAGTACCTGATACCCCTGGTGCATAAACTGGATTGCCGCTACCCATAGGTACTGTGTAATCAATGTTGCCTAATGGCCCTTGTGGTGTTGGGAATAGTTGGCTAATGCCAGGGATGTTTATGCCTGTTGGATTGACTAAGCCTGCTGCGATCTTATCGTTAATCTTATTTATCAAGGCATCGTTCATAGCCTGCATCTTTATAATTTGTGCTGTTAATTGGGCTGCTGCGCTACCAAATGCGTTGGCTAATTCTTGTGCTTTTCTAGCCGCTTCCATCTCAGCGTTAATCTTCTTGGCTAATGCCTCGTTGTTATCTAATATGGCGATCTTAGCTTGTAGCCTTAAAATAGTTTCAGCATCGGTGGCTTCGTTTAATGCCTTCACTAAACCAATGCGCTCTAAGTCAAACCTGTCTTTAAGTTTGTCTACCTCTGTTTTGGCTTTAAGTTGATCGTTTTCTGCCTTGCGTAAAGTAACGGCATTCTTTAATGCAGTTGCTTCTAGTTTTCTTTGTTGCGCCAAGATTCTGCCAGTGGCAGGAGTCTCTTTGGCTGGTTGAGACATTGCCTGTTTAGATTTTCCAGCATTGTAATAAGCACTCACAACTGGCGCATTGCGCAAGAAGAAATCAAGCCATCCACCACCGCCAGGTGTAGGCACATTTATTTTAGTTAGTTTCTTTAATTCGACACCTAGCTCAGCAATACCAGTTATTAGATAGGATACCGAGTTAGCCACATCTTCAATTTGAGTGCCAAGACTGGATATTGTGCCGCCTTTGCTTAGGCTACTTATTGCATCTAATAAACTCTTACCAATAGTCTCAGCAGCATTAGCAGATGCCACTCGTAATTGATCCATTTTGCCTGCGTAGGTATCTAACCTAGCGGCTGCCTGTCCAGCAAACTTTGTATTTAATTCTTCTAAGATCTTGTTCATATCGCCAGATTTAAGTGTGGCTTTACTTAACCCAGCACCTAATCTGCTAAGGGCTGTAGTTTGCCCTGCATACCCTTTTGCTAGGGCTTGGCTTACTTCGGTTAGTGATTTACCTGTAGCTGCGCTAACGTTTAAAGCTGTGTTTAATGCTTCTTGGCTCTTAGTAATTGAGCCAGTTACGGTAAGAATTGACTGAAATGCCGGGCGCAGTTGATCGTCTAATACGCCAGTGGCTTTCTGTAAATTGGCTATATACATTTCTACAGCAGGTGCGCTAAACGCATAACCTGTGTTTTTTAATTGTTGTTCAAGTGCTTTAGCAGCCTTTTCATCTGCTGCGAACGCATTGATAGCCTTCTTGCTATAGTTTAATAATGCTGCTGTGCCAAACACGCCAGCAAAGGTTTTGCCTAACTTTTTGACGGATTGGTCAAATGCTGATAATTCTTGCTTACCCTTTTTAAGTGCTTTGCCATTCCAGGTGGCGAGCGCGGATACGACTACATTGGCCATTATGCTGCCTTCTTAATCTCGGTGGATTTATTAAACTTTACAGCTGTAGCGTTAATAGCACCCAAGATTGCATCATAAACTTTGCCACTATCTTGTGCCCAAGCTTTATAAATTAAACGGCCTTTAGTCTTACGGCCACCAGATCGCACGCCTTTAATTCTAGGCTGTGATGTAAGTGCTGGCATAGATGTAACAAATTGATAACCAGCAAAAGGGTTATTAGATGCGTACTCTCTAGTCGATCTATTGTAGGTATATTCTTTGGCTTTTTTCTTACCTTCAAATCCTTGTATTGCACCAAATGATGTGCCAGGTGCGCTTGGATCTATTTGTTGAAATGGTGCTCTACCCTGTGGGTTTTTGCGGCCAGCAGTCTCATAGATTCGGCCAGGTGCGCTTACGTTGTAAACATAATTGCTTACTCTAAATCCATTTTTGAATGCCTTGTTATCGCCTGCGTTATAACCAATACCAGCTTTAACTGTGCCAGCATCATATTTAGGAAATGGGCGAAAGTTAATCTCTGGATTACTTTCCTTAGCCCAGCCAGATAATACCTCGCCATTGCCAGGCACATAACTCTTGGCCTTCAAAGCTACGCCTCGCATCAAAGGATCAATAGCGGCCTTGATGCGTTGGCGCATATCTTCGTCAATAAAACTCAAGCCCTTTTGGACATCTTTAACGCCTACGACCTCTGCTGGCATTTTTGATCTCCTTAGCCCGATCTGTTAAGACTTGTACGATGGCTGCGTACATTTCTGTGTCCATATTTATAAACTCGCTAGGCGCAATTCCAGTCTCTACACTTAAAGCGGCAATGCTGTATAAAGTTGAGTTGCGCTGTATTATTTTTTTTCTTCGTCTAATACCTCAACGGTTTCAAGAGTATCGATGAACTCTGTTCCCCATAAAGGTACTTGTGCGCCAGCCCTACGTAAGCATTCATAAGCCAGCCAGAAGATCTCTGTTTGACGTTCGTGCTCACGTAGGACTTTGCTAATGCCTGATCCATACTTCAATTCGAAAGCGTACTCGACACCTGGAGTTATCTTGTGCTCTGATACTTCTCCATTAGCCCTTGTTATCTTTAGCTTTGCCATTGTTACTCCTTAATTAGAACGCCACTGTTGGCGATACTGTTATTGCGGAGTTTACTGTAAATGTGATACTAGAACTAGCAATTTCGGCCACGCCAGCAGTACCAAGAGGAGTTAGGTTGTTTACCAAAATTGAGAATTGGTAGGTAGGATTTTGTGCTGAAACAGTAGTACCTTTTACGGTAATTACTGATACTGCAAGGGTTTTACCGAATGCAGCATTTAGAGTTTGCATTACTTGGCTAGCATCCCAGTCGTTGATAAAGTCGATAGAAAATGTGCCTGATTGCAAACCAGCCACATAACGATGGCTGGAGTCCCCCATACTTGTGACCTCAAGCTCGTCTACAATTTGGTTAATTACTGCGCTAGTTACTAGCGAGCTGATGTCGATAGATGGTGTTGTAGGCGCAGCCGCAGTAGCCAACTTAACACCTACGTTATTATTTAAATAGATTGCCATTGTTATTCCTCGTCTTTCTTGGTTTGTGCAGTTGGTTTTGGTGCGTCTTTAATTTGGCC